CCTTCAAAAATATTACCATTTTGTTTTAATTCTGTAACAACATGACAAACTCTTTCTAAATTAATATCAGGACTAGATGGATGATTTAATTCTCCAGTAGCTCTTTTTGTGTCAATCATTTCAGATGTATATCTTCCAACTTCTTTAACCATTTCTTCCAATGGGTATACTCTTTTATTTTTATTAGCTTCGTTAGCCATTAAAAAGGGTCCTTGAATGTGTAAAATAGAAGGAGTGTTTCTATTTTTTTCTTCGATTAGATATTGAACTTCGTATGTTGGTTCCTCTATTAAGAGATTATAGGCATTATTGGACATAATTGTTTAAATATTTATAGATATAATTATCTTTTTGTTATTATTATTTACAATAGAAAGCAAAGATTCAACTATTTATATGTTTTTCTGTTAAAATAATAAATTGATATCCTTTAGATTTGCTCCATGCTTCAGCAGCTTGCCACTTGGCTTGATTAAGTGCAAATTGAGTCTGTTCATATATCATTGTTTTAACTTTTTTATTTTTAGTAGCTTCTGGACGAAGTGTTTGTTTGTGTGGTTTAATTTCTATTAAGAGTTTTTTAATATTTCCATTAGATTCTTTTAATGCGGCTACTAAATCAACAAAATATCTATGAATCCTTCCATCTAAAGGAGATTGATAAGGAACTACTACACTTTCTGATCCCCATGTAAGAACATTGGAATTATTATCAAACCAACGAAACACTTTAAGCTCTAGGCTACTACGATATACAATAGGAAATTTGCCTCTATACTTTTGTTTATTATGTGCGGTGAATATTCCTTGCACATATTTAGGATTTTTCTTTTTAAGAGGAAGTTTCATTGATTATTTTCAAAAACTCCTCGTAGTGTTTATCTACTATAAGAATAGTTATATATCCTTTAGACTTACTTCTTTTTATTTTTAAATCATTTAATTTTTTTTGATTTTCGTATGTGTATTTAGATTTTATCTCTATAATCATGTTAAACTTTGGTATATGAAAATCAGGATAGTAATGAATATGTTTTCCTTTATCAGAAATTTTAATTCTAAATCCTCTATCAAATGAAAAATCCTCTTCTTTCAGAATATTATTCCCAAAAACAAAATCAAGAAAATGATCTTCATATCCCATTACCTGAATCGTCCTACCAGAAGGTAATATGTAGTTTTTGTTTCTATAATTTTTCTTTAAAGCATTTTCTTGAAATCCTTCTGATAAATTCATATTCCTAATTATTTCTGATTTTGGTTTTATTACCTCATTACCAAAATTAGATATTAGAATTTTTTTGATATTGTAACGTGTTATATTATATTTTTTTCCTATATCAGATGTGTTTAAATTACCATTTACATATAGATTATAAATTTCATCCTTTATCTGTTGTTCTTTTTCTGTAGATATTTTTTCGTTTTTTCTTATTAGAAGATTTTCACTTTTCAAATACCTATATAGATTACACTCTTTCACTCCAAAAAAAATTGATGTCTTTCTGATATTATTTGTTTTATTGTAATAAGATAAAATATCATTTAAATTTTCTTTTATAGTGATTACTTCTCCTTCAATAGGATTTTTTGCTCTGTTTATATATTCTATTCCGTTTTTAGATAGAATTTTTTTAAAAACGTTATGATCAAATCCATATTTTTTATTGAGTTGATTTAAAGATGTCCCTTGTTTATATTCTTCAATAGCTTTTGTAATATTTTCTATATTTTTGGTATTTTTCCAAACCATAGAAACATTGTTATTTTTTAAAATATTTCTAATCCTACCATATGATAGATTATTTTTTATAGCTACTTTTTTTATAGATTTTAAAATACTATAATCTTTTATTATTATTTTTTCCATTATAATACTTACAACTACAATAAAAAAACTAATAGGATTATTATCAATTATATCCTAAAATCATACTTCCTATTGATAAAAGACCAATAAAAATACCAATAAAAAATTTAATAGGATCTCTGTCTATAGTATCTTTGGTTATTTCATCTTCTAAGGCAGCTTTTTCGGCTATTCCTTGAGACATAAGATCACTATGATTAAGTGTTTGACCACCGAATAAATTAGTTCCTGCATATTTTCCTCTTGTATGCGCAATTGCTATTTTTGTAAGTGCTAAAGTGTATCTATATACCCAAAGTTGACCTACTAAATATTTTATTGGTTTTTGTAACTTACATCCAACTAAACCAAAATAAGGAGTACCACTTTGTTGTGATGGTTCGGGAATTATTTTAAGAATTTGAGAGTCTGGATCAAATCTAAGATAAGGAGTCATTGCTAAAACCTTTTCTCTTGTGTCTATCCATGTTTTTAATGCATTAAATGTCACTAAATCATATCCAACATTTCCTAATAGATGACCAAAGTATGCTTGTTGAGCAATTGTATTTTCAATAGTAAAAAGAGTATTAACACCAGTATTATTTCCTTCAGCAAATGAGAAAACATCTACAACTCTTCTATAATCATCTAAATCATAATCAAATGATGCACTTAAAGAAGGATTGGATGTATTGTCTTTATACATATCTGGAGTAATATTCATTAATTCTCCTATATGTAATCCTACTCCCTTTTTATAAAGATCTGATCTAAAAACCAAATATTCTTCCTCAACACCAGCAAATTTTGTAAAGTATTCTAGTGAAATATCAATCAACTCATACATTTGTTCACTGCTTATTTCTAATTGTATAAGAGGTTCACCTAAACTTCTTCTAACTCTTTGTGCAAGATGATTGTAGCTTTTAATCTGAGAATTAAAAGTTGTGCTTCCATGAAAAGAATTTGGTAATACTGGTTGTTGAGGATATGACATATTATATACTTATATGTTTGTTATTTATCGACTATATATATTATTCCTCAACAACTTCATCAGAAGACAAACTCAATCCAAGCCTGTTTATTTCTGCTTCACATTCTTCTTGAGTCCCTGTAAATAAAATACTCTGTGTTGATATTGATTTGTTTGTTTGTTCAAAAAATATAATATTGGTTCCATCATGGACGAGCTTCCATGCATCCGATTCGTCATATGACCAGTTGTTTTCGTTGGGTGAGATTATCATGGTATTGTTACGGAAAGTGTTGAGGTTGCGGAGTTATAAGTTGCGGTCGAGCCAGATGGAAGCCCCACCAAAGTAACAGTTGCATAAGTTTGCGTTGTCGTTCCTTGGAAAAATCGGAAGGTTGTTACGCCAGATGGCGGGGAAACATTGAATGTAACGACCAACGAAAGATTGCCAGATTGAAATGTTGCGGTTGCCGTTGACGCTCCAGTAGTTTTTCTAGCTCGAATGAACCCACCCGTAATGGTCGTTGATCCCGTGTGGGTATCCGTTGATGCAGTTAAATCCAAATACCCATTTCCTGTTTTGTTTAGGTTTCCGCTACCTGTGATACTGCCTGTAACTGTTATCGTAGGTGCACCTGTGGTGCGATATTGCAAAGTAGCTCCAGCGTTTATTATAAAATTATTTGGCAAAGTTACATTGTTTGGTGTAATAATTTGCGATGCTGTCTGAGCCGTAAACGATCCAGTTCCAAAAGCATTGCCAGACGAATATGTTATCGTCCCACCCGCAGATATTGTTCCGCCAGAATAAGTATTGTTGCCTCCGATAGTTATGGCGTGTGAACCGCTTTTATAAACCTGTCCTGACCCACTAATAACTCCATTGAGCGTGACGATTGATGAAATTATAAGTTGTCCTTGATTAAGTATTGTTGGCCCAGTATAGTTAGCTCCTCCTGTTAATGTTAAACCTCCAATTCCATTTTTTACAAGACCAATTGTGCCGCCAATTGCATGCGAAATAGTTGTCGCGGAGTAGCACATGAATTGACGAAATGTTGCTGATGTGCTGATTATAGCACTAACCACACTTGTACGTACTCTGGCTGAAAGTGATTGTGTGAGCGTCATCCGACAATTATATAAAGGGTATTTACAGCAGGAGTTATTGCATTATAACCCGCTTGTGTAATTTGCATCATATTAGTTAGCGATGTAGCTCCACCTATACCTGTTATGTTAGAAGTGACAAAACCTGACCAATTAGCGGAATTACTTTGAACTGTTGTAAAGGCAGAATTAGCTTTGTTAGCAACATCAGTTAACCCATTAATCTTAGATTGATCAATAGCGGCATTAGCCGCAACATCAGTATTAACCAATAAAGAAGCAGGACTCTGATAAACACCATTAATAACTTTTAATAAACCAGAACCACCCACACTTGGAAAAGTAGTATGAACATGAGTTGGAGTTGTTCCACCAAAGTAAATTGTAACGTTTTTATTATTTTGTGTTCCTTTGGCTCTTAATTCAATATATATTCGGTCTGTTGTTAAGAGAGTTGTTTGTGGAAATACAACGGAAGCAATATATTGAGCAGTCGCAACAGGATCATAAATATAAATGTCACCAGAAGATGCGAGTAATGTTGGAACATTTGAACCATCGTATTTGTACACATCCAACTTTAAAATCATTTGATTTGTTACAGTTGATGTAGCATCTGCCCAAATATTAAAATCCCACAAACCAGCAGGAATTACTGTTGTATTTGGACTTGCTGTCAAAGAAACAAATCCGCAAATTAAGTCATAAGTTGTAGTTGAAACGTTGTTTAGTGTATAAGAGGAAGCTCCAACGATACCTGTTATTCCAAGTTCTTTTGGTGTATTTGGAGTAGCGGAAAGATTTGTTGTTGGGGTTTGAGCTTCATTTGCAAAGTTTAAATAATAAACTAAACCACCACCACCAGAACCTCCATTTGGTATTGCTCCAGGTGTCCATGCTGTTCCGTTCCATTGTAATGTTTGTCCATTATTTGGATTCTGTACCGAAATTGGTGATCCTTGAATAGCTACTACTGTTGCACTTACAGAACCATTAGAAGTGTTTGCTGTTATATCACCATTAAATGTTGGAAGTCTTGCAGCATCAAGAGTACCGCTAGTAATATACGAAGCATCTATGGACGCACTATTTGCATTATAGGATGTATATACACTATTCCAATTAGCTGAATTTGATCTTACAAGAGTAGTAGCTACAGTATCTCCCGCAACTCCACCTATCCATGATGCGGATTGATTTAATACCGTTGTATGTGTAGATTCCCAATTAGCTGTTAATGCTCTTACTTCAGTATCAGGAGCTACAGCAGCAGCTAAATTTGTTAAACCACTACCATCTCCATAAAATGATCCTTGAGAACTTATGTTATTAACATATGTAAAGTTAGATTCATTAGAGATTAAGTTTGAGCCAATTGCAAAACTATTTTGATGCTCAATTAAATTATTACTTCCACCTAAAATAGCAGAATAATCTCCAGCTGCTGAAATTTTATTTTTATATCCACTACCAATAAAAGAAAAATCACCATCAATATCATTATCTTCGCCATTTACTACTGAAGATCCCCCACCAGATATATCGTTATTATATCCACCTAAAACTGAAGCAAATACTTGAGTAACTGTATTTCCTCCGTATTGGGTATTAACAGAACTTAAGGTTTGATTTAAAATGTATGGTTGATGTTCTGAATTTAAAAAAGAAACAATCGATGATATTCCCGGTGTATCTGTTTTTGCGGTAAAAATTATTCCATCTGCACTGTTTACAGCAATTTCTCCTAATTGTAAATCAGAAATGTCTGGTTTAACACCAGATAGCATATTTCTTTTAAGTAAAATTAAATTAGGATTTACATACGACATATTTTATTTTTTAAACTGTTTAATTTTTGGTATATTTATGTTTTTTTCTGTATTTTCAACTTTTATATTTACTATCGTTTCAAGGATAGTGTCTTTTTTGTTGTTTTTAAATAACGATTTGTATAAAGTTTCCTTTATTTTTGAAAACATATTTGTTATTTTTTTTAAAAGCATAAAAATACTTATAACAAAAAAACATTTTTTAAATTTATAATTTATTAAAAAAAACTCTAGAATGGGATTGGACCATTCTAGAGTTTATATTTTTAGTCTGTTACAAGTTTCTTAGAATGAACCACCATCAAGGATGAAGTTACCCAAGTAATTTGTTCCATTACCGAGAAGATCTCCAGTAGTAATGTTTACATTACTACAAGTTAAATCAATATCGTTAGCTCCACCGTTGGCATTAATAACGATCTTTTGACCATTATCTGTAGCAATTGTATAAGAAGCGTTTGCATTAACAGTTGTAATGCCATCTAAACCATAAGTTGTTTCAGAGGCGTCTACATGATTAACAACCTTTACGTTCGAACCTTCGATTTCTACGTGTGTACCAGTAGTGTTAAGTACAAAGTCAGTCGATTGAACTTGTAATTTATCAACGACTATAACGTTATCGTTAAATGTAGCTAATCCATCAATGTTTAATGTACCAGCAGCAGAAACGCTAGAAGCGAATGTTGCGGCATTAGTTACATATAATGTTGAATCAAAATTAACAGATCCAACAGTAGATAAATAACCAGTAAATGTACCATTACGAGCATAGAAGTCTTCTGTAGCAGAAATTGAACCGACAACTGTTAATTCTTCATTTGGGGTTTCAGTGTTGATACCAACTAATCCGTCTTCGACATATAGTGTAGTGTCTGCACCACCACCAGAAACTTCAAAGTTACCACCAGCATAGATAGTTCCACTAGCAGAAATATTACCATTAACTGTTAATCTTTCGTTTGGTGTAGCAGTATTAATACCAACATTACCACCATCTTTGATGATTAATGCAGTATCTAAATTATCACCATCATAAAAGGCGGCGATATCGGCTGCACCGGTTTGTGTAACCATCAAGGCTGGACCAGAACCAGTATTTGTGATACTGAAAGCACTAGCAGCAGTTATGGTTGTTTCGAGTACTGTACTATTACCTAAAACAGTAAAGTCACCTTGAACCGTTAAATTACCAGAAGCATTAATATTTCTAAATGATGCGTCTAAATCATTAGTAATAACTTCAGTACCATTAACTTTATATGCACTAGCATTTACGAATTTTGTAACGCTAACAGTTTCTAAGAAATTAGCAGTATCGAAAAAAGTTTTAACACCAGAAACATCTTGAGCATCTGTACGATTAACAAAATCACCAGTGGTTGTTACTGGTATGTAGTTATCATCAACATATTGTTTATTTGCTGCATGATCTGCTGCACTTGGGTAGGCAACATTAGTAAGAACATTATTACCAAAATCAATTAATGAATCAGGTGAAACTGTAATTGAAGATAATGTGGTAGTTCCTAAAAGGGTTTTGTTACCAGATATTGTTTGATCTCCATTAAGACTAACAAATGCACCGGAACCAGCTATTGCTAATGTTCCGAATTCTCCACCATAGTAGAGTGTGTTGTTTTTTTCGCTGAATGCGAGTTCACCACCAGATAAAGATGGTATTGATGTATTTGGGCTAGAGCCCAAACGACGTTTGATTAAGATTGTATTTATTTGTGACATAATAAGGATTAAACTGCATTAATACTTATATTAAATAAATAACAAATTTAATTTTTTTTTTAATACGTATTAAAAAAATCCAGCATCAACTACGCCTCTGTCAATATACTCATAAACATCTTGCCAATGACCAGTAGGTGCAACTTGCAATGTATCCATTTCTTGTGCGGTTTCAATCCATTTAGCTGTTAGTGGTTGAACATAATTATCCATTTCATCTGCGGTTTCTTGCCATTTAGCAGTTAGAGGTAGAATATATGAATTTATATTATTAAGTAGTTGATAATAAGCATTTAAATTCACTGAATTATCATCAAAGTCTATAGAATCGTTTCTTATAGTATCGTCTACTGCAAAAGGAGATATTTCCCAATCACCTTTCAAATATGTTTTTTTAATTCCTGTTGGAAATTCTACATTTAAATCATATCGATATTCTCCTGGAGGTATATCAACTATTTGAGGAGGTATAGACAAAACCCCTTGTGTTGGTGATGTTATCAAAATTGTTCCAACTTCTGATGAAAATTCAAAAAAAACAGGAGATGCTAAATGTAATATAGATTTTACTTTTATAATAACTATACAATCCGTTAAATCTACAGGAACACCACTAGATTTAATAGTTATGCTATTTACTCCTAACCAAGTATCTCCACTAGTATGTATTGAAAAATCATAATTCATATATTTTTATATTATGCTTCCGCAGGAGCCGATTTTGCTTCTGGTGCTGTTGGTGTTTCTGGTGCTTCCCCTGTTGCTTCTGGTGATGCTCCTGCTTCTGGTGATGCTCCTGCTTCTGGTGCTTCTTCTGCACCTCCACCACCTCCACCACCGAATTCTGGAATTGAAGATCCTGAGAAGCCTCCACCACCTCCACCAGATCCTTGCATCTCGGTAGCAGCACTAGTCGCAGCCTCTAATTGTTCTCTCCAGTTAGGACCACTTCCTTCGATTTGAGCAAGTTCCCATTTAAGAGCAGCTTCCTTTTTAAGCCATTCCATGTTTTCTCCAATTTTAGAATCGGAATATTCAAGATAATGACGTTGAGCAAAAATATTAGATATTCCATCATTCTGACTCATATCAGAATAATTTTTAAGTTTTAATTCTAATAATTGCTGTTGACGAATAGCAAAGAAACTAGCAGGAGGATTGAAATTTAAATCAAAATCATATTCATGTAGTTTAAATTCTCTCCACCATCCTCTTAATTTTAAATGTGTTATAAAAGAATTTTTAAGACCTTCTGCGATTTGATTTTGTATTCTAACTATTAATTTTGCAAATCTTAGTTCTTCTCTTAATATTTCAGCACCATCTCTAAAAGATTCATTTGGATTTAAACGACTAAGAGGAACACCAAGACTTTTGTATAATTTATTTACAAAATACATCAAATCATCCAACTGTCCTAAGTTTTGACCACCAGCCATTAATTCAACATCAGATCCAACCTCACCATTTCTTTTTGCAAACCAATAACTATCCAACATGGATTGTGGATTATAAGTGTTTCCTGCACCACTAGTATCTGCATTAGAATTATAAGTCTGTTTGCTCCAATATTGTTGCATCAATTGTTTGAGATATGATTCTGCTTTAGCAGGAGGCATATTTCCGACATCTATTTTGAATTTAAGACGTTCTGGTGCTCTTACCATTCTGTATATGATAATAGAGTCTTCTAATAATGATAATTGTTTGTATGATCTTCTACAATTTTCTATAAATGGAATTCTAATTGTTTGATCATCGTTCCACATACTATTGTGGATATAAGTTACTTGATTTCCTTGAAGAGTTACAATCTGTTGTTGCAAAGAATTCATAGGACTTATATTGCTTTGCATCTGAGAAAGGGGAGATGATGGATTTTGTGTTAAATTTATAGGTTTTTGAAAAACAAAGTTTTCAATAACATTGTTTTGAATACTATCATAAACAGGATTTATTAATTCTCCGGGTATGCTTAAAACGCCAATGATTCCTCTTTCTTTATTTTCTTCGTGGACAACATTTTCAAAAAATACTTCACCTTCTACTAACAATCTCCTAGCATACATCCATCCCTTATGTTCTAAATCAAATATGCTTATAAATTTTGAAAATTCTTTTGATAATTCGTTTTTTTCTTCATCGTTTTTGCTACAATTCAATGTAAAGTTTAAATTTATAACTTTATCATTTTCGTCTTTTACTATAACTTCATCACAAATTTCGTTGAGAGCATCAGATATTTCAGAATATGAAGACATTCTTCTATATTCTGATAAACGACGAATTTTATCACTATCTATATTTGCATATATATATTTGTGATAAGCATGATCAGAAACAAAACTACCGGGATTATAATACTCAGAATCACGCATATGCGGTCCTGTTATAACCGATTGTTGCATGATTTTTAACTCTTGTCTTTTTGCTAGACGATCAAATAATTCATACTTGTCGTTACTAACATCTGTTGTGATTGCACCAGCAACATATGGGAGTTTTTGTAGTATTTGAGAAACAAAACTAGAATTTGAGTTTTGAGAACTAGTATTTGATTGTTTAAATTCTGGCATGATATTATAATATATTTAGTAATATATTATCTTTTATCAAACACTAATTGTCAACTATTATTTTAGGTTATATATAAACTATATACAACTGATTTAAGTGTTAAGTGTTTCCACTTCCAACATTATCTATTACGGTAACTCCTGTAGTAGAAGTTCCTGCGTATGCAACCAATTTTAAGGTTCCAGCATTAGTTCCCGATTCCCATCTAAGAACTCCCAAATCTACTCCAGGATTTAATGATAATGTTGATGATGATTTTAAAAATTTAACTGGTTGTTCTACATCTGCTTCTAAAGACAAAGAGTTTCCATATACACTACCAGAAGCACTTATGTTTCCAAAAACTGTTA